CAGCGCCAGACCTTCGACCCCATGCAGGTGGCCTGGGAAGACCTGACCAACGCAATCAAGAAAGGGGGGGCGCAGTGACCACCGACAACCAAAAACAGCACCGCAGTCAGGGGCCGGAGTTGCTCATCGACCTGGCCCAGAATATCGCCCATGCCCTGGCAGAACTGATTGAGCTGGACAAGGAACGCGCCGAGCACGTTGGCCAGGAAATCGCCAACCGCATGGCGGGCAACTGGGGCGGCCAGTTGATCTATTTCCCCATCGGCACCGCCATCAAGCTGTCCGCCCGCGATCTGGCGATCTGGAACGATTTCAACGGCCAGAACCACAGCGATCTGGCCCGCAAGTACGGGGTCTCGCTGCAATGGATTTACAAGATCGTGAAGGCCATGCGCCAGGCCGATCTGGCCCGCCGCCAGGGCGGGCTGTTCCCCGACGACTGATCTTTAAAGCGGTTTAAAAGACCCTCCGGGAGTACCTGCCTAGCATGGGCAGGACACATTACCGGAGGGTTTTTTCATGTCTCAACTGTTCCGCGCCCGCATGGCGGGCTGGCTGTTCATCAGCCTTGCGCTGACCGTCTTCATCGCAGTCACCGCGCCCCAGCAACTCCCCGTCTCGATCTACAAGCTATCCCTCATCACCAGCGCCGCCTGGGTGGCGTACTGGATTGACCGCAGCCTGTTCCCCTACGCCCGGCCCGATGCCTTCCTGGATCAGCCGTTCTCGGTCGGCGGCCCTTATTGCCCGCAGAAGGGTCTCTCCAAAGAGCAGGTTCTGGCATTCTGCCTGGCGCAATTGCGGCGAGCCATCATCATCGCCGCCGCCATGATCGCCGTTGCCCTGGGGGCCTGACATGGGCTGGCCACGTTTCACCAAGGAGCAACGGCAGGAGCTTTGGGCAACGCTGATCATTGGCCTCATCGCTCTGGCGATTGGTGCTTTCTGGCCCAGCCAGGCACATGCCCAGACGATTCCCAGGGCAGCCCTGAAATACCGTGCCGACCTCACCCGCGAGGCGCGGCAGGTGTGGGGGCTGAATGCCCCCATCGCCGTATTTGCGGCTCAGATTCACCAGGAAAGCGGCTGGAACCCGCAGGCTGTCAGCCGGGTTGGTGCGCGAGGCATGGCGCAGTTCATGCCCGCCACGGCGCAGTGGATTGCCAGCATCGACCCGGCCTTGGCCAGCGGCGAAGCGACCAATCCGCGCTGGGCCATCCGCGCCCTGGTGCGCTACGACGATTGGCTGGTCAAGCGGGTGCAAGGGGCATCGGAGTTTGATCGCTTGTGGGCAGCCTTGCGGGCCTACAACGGCGGGCTAGGCCATTGGCAGATGGAGGCCAAGGCCGCGCAATCAACGCAGCGCCAGGCGGTGGATGCCGCCTGTGGCAAAGCCAAACGCCACGCCAGCTTCTGCCCTGAAAACTTGGGCTATCCCCGCCGCATCCTGATTGTCTTGCAGCCGCTTTATCTGGGCTGGGGCAGTGGGGTGCTGGCATGAACCCGCGCCTGATCGCTTTGCTCGGAGCCTTTCTCACCGGCCTGCTGCTCGCTGGTTTCGTGGTCGGCAGCCTCAAGGATGCCGACATCGCCAGCCTGAAGGCCACCCACGCCAAGAACCAGGCTGCTGCCGCCGATGTTGCTCGGCTGCGCCTTGAGGAAGCCGTGGCCAGGGGCGACAGCTTGGCCGCACGTCTCGCTCAAACCGAATCCGCTCTCAACAAGAAGACTCTGGAGGTATCTCGTGAAATCGCCCGTGTTACTGCTGGCCGCCCTTGCCTTGGGGCTGGCGCTGTCCGCCTGCTCAACAACGCCATCCGCCCCGGTGGTGTTGCCACCGTGCCCCAAGCCTCCGGCCAGCCTGATGCAGAGGATGGAGCCGTTGCCACCGATACCGACGTCGCCGGATGGATCGCCAACGCCCAGGGCCAATACGAAACCTGCCGTGCCCGGCTCGGCGCACTGATCGACTGGTGGGAGCCGTCCGCACATGACTGATGTTTTTGATCGCGCCACCGAGACCGAGGAGGCGCTGCGAGCCGATGCCCTGGAGGAGCAAGCACGCCGCTCCGGGCTGCGCGGCAAGACGTTTTCCGACTCGGCAACGCTTTGCCTGGTCTGTGATGAACCCATTCCGATGGAGCGGCGCAAGGCCGTTCCCGGCGTACAAACCTGCGTCGAGTGCCAGACGATGCTGGAGGGAGGCTTGAAATGAAGATGGAGTTGGAACTCTGGCATCTGATCCTGATGCTGATCGCCTTTTTCGGATGCGTGGCGGCCTTCGGCAAGGTGTTGCTCGACCAGTTCGAGAAGCGATTGCAAGAGCGTTTCTCGGCCTACGAGGCCGTGCAGAACAACGAACAGGACGCCATCAAGAAAAACACCGGGGCCGTGCAGGCCCTGGAACGCGACTTCCTGAAGTGGCAGGCCGACCTGCCCCTGCATTACGTCCGCCGGGAGGATTACGTGCGCGGACAAAGCGTCATCGAGGCCAAGCTCGATGCCCTCTACAACAAGCTCGAAGTGGTACAGATGAAAGGGGCGAAGTAAATGATCGACAACGCCAAGGTTCGGCGCGAATCCATGCGCTGGAACATTCTCCTGATCCTCAACAATGCTCGCCCGGTCGGTGCCTACGAGGAGTTGGTGCTGGCCACGCTTCAGAGCATCTACCCGGATGCCACGGCCCTGGAAGTGCGCCGGGAACTCGACTACCTGGCTGACCGCCGCCTGGTGGATGTGAAGCGCGAGCCTTCTGGCCGCTGGTTTGCCGATCTGGCCCGGTACGGTATTGACGTGGCCGAGTACACCGTGGATTGCGATCCCGGCATCGCCCGCCCGCAGAAATACTGGTGACCGGCGATGGGCAAGAAGAGCACCGTCGAGACGCTACCCAAAGAGGTCAAGGAGTGGCTCGACCGCAGCCTGGTCGAGAACAACTTCAGTGGCTACCAGTTGCTGGCCGAGGAGATGAAGGCACGGGGCTATGAGGTCTCCAAGAGCGCCATCCATCGCTACGGGCAAGATTTCGAGGAGCGCCTCAAAACGCTGAAGCTGGTGACGGAACAGGCACGGGCGGTGGTTCTGGCCGCGCCTGATGAGGATGGCGCGGTCAATGATGCCCTGGTCAGGCTGACTCAGGAAAAGCTGTTCAGCGTCCTGATGGACATCGAGATCGATCCTGAAACCGTCGATGTCACCAAGCTGGCCAAGGCCGTGGCTGAACTGGGCAAGGCATCTGTGGCCCAGAAACGCTGGCTCGCCGAAGTTCGCAGCAAGGCCGAGGCCGCCGCGTCGGCCATCGAACAGGTGGTCAAGAAGGGCGGCTTGTCTGACGATGCGGTGGATCAGATTCGCCGCCAGATTCTGGGGATCGCTGGATGAAATCTCCCCGCCAATCCGGCGTGGCGAAGGCTGTCGGTTCCACCTTCGCCAAGGAAGAGCGCACTCCCGTTGTCCTGCTTGGCTATCAACAGCGGTGGTGCGCTGACCAGTCGCCGGTCAAGGTCATGGAGAAGTCACGCCGCATCGGCTTGTCCTGGGGCGAGGCTGCGGATTCGGCCCTGTTGGCCGCAGCACAGACCGGCATGGATGTCTGGTACATCGGCTACAACAAGGACATGGCCCAGGAGTTCATCCGGGACTGCGCGGATTGGGCCAAGCACTACAGCCTGGCGGCTGGTGAAATTGAGGAGACCGAGGAGGTCTTCAGGGATGGCGACGAAGACAAGGCCATCCTGGCCTTCGTGATCCGCTTCGCATCCGGTTTCCGTATCACCGCGCTATCAAGCCGCCCCTCCAACCTGCGCGGCAAGCAGGGGCGCGTCATCATCGACGAAGCCGCCTTCCACGAGCAGCTCGGCGAGTTGCTGAAAGCGGCGATGGCCCTGCTGATGTGGGGCGGTCAGGTTCATGTGATCTCAACACATGATGGCGTGGACAACCAGTTCAACGAATTGGTCACCGATGTGCGGGCCGGAAAGAAGCCCTACAGCCTGCACCGGGTTACGTTTGACGACGCCCTGAATGACGGCCTGTACCGCCGCATCTGCCTCTCCCGTGGCATCGACTGGACGGCGGATGGCGAGGCGCAGTGGGCCAAGGAAATCCGCGACTTCTACGGCGAGGATGCTGCCGAGGAACTGGACTGCATCCCGAAGAACAGTGGTGGGGCCTATCTGACCCGTGCCCTGATCGAGTCCCGCATGTCGGCGGACACCCCGGTGCTGCGCTGGAGCCAGAAAGATGAATTTGCCCTGCTGCCCGATCACATCCGGGAAGCCGAAGCCCGCGACTGGTGCGAGGCCAATCTCAAGCCCTTGCTGCTGAGCATTCCCGCTGATGCCACCACCTTCTTCGGCGAAGACTTCGGGCGTAGCGGTGACCTGACGGTGATCGCGCCCCTGTTCCAGACTCAGAGCCTGGTGCGCCGTGCCGCCTTCCTTCTGGAGTTGCGGAACATCCCGTTCAAGCAGCAGGAACAGGTGCTGTTCTACCTGGTGGATCGGCTTCCCCGGTTCATGGGTGGGGCAATGGATGCCCGTGGCAACGGCCAGTATCTGGCCGAGGTGGCGATGCAGCGGTATGGAGCCTCTCGCATCCAGCAGGTGATGCTTTCCGAGACGTGGTACCGGGAGCACATGCCACCGTTCAAGGCGGCATTCGAGGATGGGACGCTGGATGGATTGCCGCGTGATGCGGATGTTCTCGCTGACTTGCGGGCATTCCAGGTGATCAAGGGCGTGGCCCGGCTGCCGGAAATCCGAACCAAGGACAAGGACGGCAACAAGCGCCACGGCGACTCCGGCATTGCCATCGTGCTGGCGCACTTTGCCAGCAGGGAAATCAACAAGGGGCCGGTGAAGGTGAAATCACGCCGCCGCCGCACCGCCTCAAGCATGACTAAAGGGTACACCGCATGAACAAGGCACAGATGGAATCCCTGGCGGCACAGATCGCCACCCGCGCCAGATCGGCGCAGTTCTTCTCCGACCTGGGGCTGATGCTGCCCAACCCTGACCCGGTTCTCAAGGCCATCGGCAAAGACATCACCGTCTATCGTGAACTGCGCTCCGACCCCCAGGTGGGCGGCAATATCCGGCGGCGCAAGGGTGCGGTGAAGGCGCTCGAATGGGGCGTCAACAACGGCCAAGCTAAGGAAGGTGCCGCCCAGATCGTGGAGGCGATCTTCGCCGACCTGGAGATGGATCGCATCATCTCGGAAATCCTGGAGGCTCCCCTGTATGGCTATCAGCCGCTGGAGGTGGTGTGGGGCAAGGTCGGCTCCTACATTGTGCCGGTGGACATCATCGGCAAGCCGCCGGAGTGGTTCTGCTTTGACGCGGAAAACCGCCTGCGCCTGCGTACCAAGGAAGACCCGGTCTATGGTGAACTGGTGCCGGATCGCAAGTTCTTGTTGCCCAGGCAGGATGCGACCTACGACAACCCCTATGGGATGCCCGATCTGTCGATGTGCTTCTGGCCGACTTCCTTCAAGAAGGGTGGCCTCAAGTTCTGGGTCACGTTCGCGGAAAAGTACGGCAGCCCCTGGGTGATCGGCAAGCATCCCCGCAACACGCCGACCGAGGAGACGGATGACCTGCTGGAGAAGCTGGCGGACATGGTTCAAGACGCGGTGGCCGTGATCCCCGATGACTCCAGTGTGGATATCAAGGAAGCCGCCGGGAAATCGTCCAGCGCCGATGTCTACGAGCGGCTGCTGATGTTCTGCCGGTCAGAAGTGAACTATGCGCTGCTTGGGCAAAACCAGACCTCGGAGGCCAACTCGAACCGCGCCTCGGCGCAGGCAGGCTTGGAAGTCACGCGAGACATCCGCGATGCCGACTCGCGCATGGTGGAAGCAACCTTCAATACGCTGATCCGCTGGATTTGGGACTTCAACTTCAATGAATCGACCCGGCCTGAGTTCTCGATGTGGGAGCAGGAGGAGGTCGACAAGGTGCTGGCCGAGCGCGACAAGACCTTGACCGAGGCTGGTGTGACCTTGACCCCGGCCTATTTCAAACGCGCCTACGGCTTCCAGGATGGAGACCTGGTTGAACCCGCCAAGCCCTCCGGTGCGCCAGTGGAATTTGCCGAAGGCGGTGGTGATTTCCCCGACCAGGCTGCACTTGATGCTGCGATATCGAGCCTGGCCGACAACCACCTCCAAGGCCAGGGACAGGCGATGCTCAAGCCACTGGTGCAGCTCATCAACGACTCTGCCGACTACGCCGAGGCGCTGGGCAAGCTGGCCACATTGTTCCCCAAGCTGGACACTACCAGCCTGGAGGAGGCACTGACCCGCGCCATGTTTGTGGCCGAACTTTGGGG